AGGCATATCAACATTTACAATCAGGCTTGTCACCTGTGGCGAAACATTTTGTGCCAGACTGGTTAATTTTATGCGGAATTCTATAGCCCAAAATTCCAGCGTACCTGCTTCAAATGTGGTCCAGTCACCAAAACCAGCGGGGCTTGATGTAGGATCAGTTTGTGTGATTCTGAATTGAAGTTCCACTGACCATGAATCTACGCCAATTCCAAATATATCTTCTTCCGTGAATAGATCAGGTATGGCAAAGAAATCATTTCCGCCTAGCCCAAAAATATCAATTTCAGCAAATATGTCTGCAAAATCAAATATGTCATTTACAAATACACCGTTGGCAATAACAGTTGATGAAATTATTGATGTGAATACGGCACCTAGATCAACACCAGCGGCAAATTCATAAAACCCATCGGTTAAATCTGTATCCGCCAGAACTATTGATGCGGCCTGTAATGCCACATTTGTTTTTGTTCCTGTAAAGCTTGGTTCTTCTGTAAGAGTAGCAATAACATTCGCTATGTCACCCGGATCAAATGTAATGATTGCTGTGGCATCATCACTTTCATTGCCTAATATATCCACGGCCTTGATTAAATATGTACCCCCTAAAAACGGAATTGTAAGCTTTGTTTCAAATACTTTTTCTTCCAGTAATTGCGCCGTGGTCCATGACGCGCCAGTAAATACATTTGAATATTTGATTGTGTAATATGAAAGATCAATGTCATTGTTAGCATCCCATTTAAGGTATGCCGTATCACCAGCTATATTAATCAAGAATCCTGTAACATCATCAGGCGTGCCGGATGCCCCAACAAACAGGAAATTATTGATTTCCAGCGGCAATGATATCATTGTTGAATTTGATCTTTTGTACCTGATATGTACATCATATCTGTTGCCATCCTCTAAGCCAGATATAGACAGCGTTTCATCAGTTGATTCCGTTACCGTGGCGTTTGCAAATGAACTTGTGCCAGCAAGCCTGACTTTTACAAAGGTCTGTATGTCACCTTCATTGCGATTTTCCAGCGTAAATATAGCCCGTGGGGTAAATGTACCATCACTGTTGACTAACATAACCGCTTCATCACTTTGACTTGTCACCAGCAACGGCGGCAATGGCCTGATGAATTCCAGCGGCGTGGTAATATTACTATTAAATCCGGGTATAGCTGAATTTTCAGCATTGTTGATTTCTGGCTGGGCGTAATCAATCGCTGTAATCCGTGCGGTCAAATCATCCTGTGGTTCAATACGGGTGATGATTAAATCAAGTTCCAGCCCGGTTTCAACAAAATAGCACAGATCACCTATGGCGGGCGTGTCACCTATTGCCAGAGGCGTGAAAAATGTGAAGGTGCTTGTATTGCCTACAGATGTCACCAGTTCTTCATAAATCTGTGTTCCATCTGCTTTTCTGATACGCACAAAAAATGTTGATGCGCTTGGAATGTTCACTGTGTCGTCAATTGTAAATCCGGTTACTGTGTCCGGGCTATCACCTGACAAGGTGACTGTTTTAATACGGCCATCACCTATGCCTATAATCGGCGCGTCATTTTCAAGCTTGATCCGGTCCCCGCGCAATGAAACTAAATGTTCAACATCCATCAACCATGTGTGGGTTTCCGGGCGCAATCTTGCGGCGGCTATATGGCGGCGGCCTGTCTTAAATCCCAGCGTGGAATTAGTGCATGATTGTAGTTCCAGCGCTTCAAATTCAGTGGCGTTCTTTGCATCAAATCCATCATCATATACAATGATTTCATCCTGTGCATAGCCCTTGTCAGCATTCCTGAATTGTACCCTGAACGCGTGTGGCAATAACGGGTAGATCATTTCACCGCTATAGCCCCAGCTATTACGCGGCGTGATTATCTGTGTAATTACCGGCTTTACTTCATCAACTACGATTGTACGCAGTCCATCAACAATGGCCGGGCTTGCTGCACCGGCGGCGGCAACATCACGCAATATCCCATCAACCGATGCTTCATAGTCAATTACCCGGTTATAGGTGTAACTTTCTGCAATACATGTGGCGTGCCATGCCTGTATCTCTATTAGATTCAATTTGGAATCTGCAAGCGCTTTACCGTTTGGCAATCCTTGCAATACGTATCTGTAAATTGATGCGGGGTTTGATGTTTCCCGTGTTATCCATGTGTCAGAACCTACATCATAATCGGGAATTAATGTACTTACTACCACGTTATATTGACTAAGGGCACCGTTTAACTGATCCGTGGCTTTGATCCGTACAGCAGTTCCATTTATTCCGGCCAGATTTACTGGGCCTTGATACTTGACAGATTTGATTGCTGTTAAAAATACTTGGTCAAAAATCTGATCATCTGATGTGTCAGCAGATGTGCGGCGCACTCTGATGTCAAATTGACCATTAGAAGGGAATATAATGCGTGATGACTGCCTGTGCGCTTCCTTTTGTGCCAGCGAAATATTAATTGTTTCAGCAGTGACGAAAGCGCCGGGTGACTCACCAGCGGCGGCAAATTGTATTTCAACCGTGGCCGTTTGCTCTTTGCGTTTGCCTGAATTTGAAAATTCAACAAGCCCCTGTGGCCAAGTGAAGTCAACAATGGCTTCATCAACATCAATTTCCGTGGTCCTAGTGGTGAAACCCCCGGCCTGTGTCAGCAACACATTAAAATCTGCCTGTGATACGTCATCAGAATATATGGTAGTGCCCACATTAAGATCACCTAGAAGTTTATCTTCTGTTTCAAAGTCTGTGAATTCTGTTAGCAGAGAGTCACCTATTTTTTGTTCTGTGATAATTACCTGCGTACCATATCCATATGTGAAAAGTTGTCTGACATATTGATCATTGTTTTGTGACTCGGTGAATGGCTGGGCGGCCTGTGGCGGAAACATCCTATTTTTACCCAAATTTACAGGCACCACACCAAATGGCAAAAATCTGTTCTGTGCGCCTTCAATAAATTGTGTGGGGCTTTCTGATGGTGTAACAGATGTGCTGCCATTGTAACCTATATTTGAAGGTGAAGGCGGCGGGGCTAATGCTGATATGGCAAGCCGGGCAACTGTGCTGAATGTAGCAGAAACCAGACCATTAAAAAATGCTGTCTGACCAGCGGATAAAACTCCATTACCTAATATGCCTAACCCTAGATTTGTGCCAAATAATGCACCCACTTGCGGCGCGGCAATTAACACGGCTATAGATAACAGGCTTGCAATAGGGTTTTTACCACCACCACCACCGCCGCCCATTGGCACGATACGTACATTTACCAGCGAATCTGATGCAGGAATGTAGCTATCCCATTGATCCCTCATAATTGGCGTACCGTCTACCATTACAACAGCACCAATGCCTACATCTTCCAGATGATCCGGGGTTATTTCGTTGACGATTTCTGTTAATGTACAGCCTTCCGGCAAGACAATGTTTATCTGCTTGTTACTAAACGGCATCGGGGATGCGAAAATTGTTACATCATTCATATCTGAAAAACCCTAAAACCTTGTTACGCCAGCGCATCTGATCATATTTTTCATGGCTTGTTCCAACGCCATGGGCACAGTGTAGCATGTAACCTTTCTGTGTGACTATACCAACATGCATTGGCACACCACGCATTCTTAATAAAATGGCATCAAATTCCTGTGGTTCGGTTATTTCTGACCAGCGGGCTTCTTTTTGTTCAAAGATTACCTTGGATATTGTGTCACGGTCATTGGTGCATTCATAAAATTCTTCATATCCAGGCAATATAATTTTCTGTGGATGATCTTGTTTATAGACACATTGCAGCAATCCCCAACAATCAAATACATCAGGCCCGCGCCCTTTTATCTCAAAAGCTTTGCCTATATATTTATTCCACCACATCAGACACCCCCATTAAAAGAGCGCCGGAAAATCAGCGGGCGTAAATCTTTTTGTGGGGAATGGTTCCAGATCAAAATATTCAACTGATATATCACCGGAAACCGTGAAAGCATCATATGTCACCCGGTCAAGTCTGAAATCAGCAATATTGACTTCTACCGTGTCCGGGTCCGATGAAAGGACAATATCAATATCAATTGATAAAGCACTATCAGCACCACGCACGGCGGCCACAATTTCACGGCTTATATTGTCAACTGATATCTGTGCCCGTGCCAGTCCTGTGTCATCCTGTGTTGGCAAGTTGATTGCGAATGGTAAAAATATATATTCCACACCGTTTGATACTGTCCCCCTAACCGCTGCAACTGGCAAATCCTGTGTTGGATCAGAAGAAACCCTGATAGGCGTTGTGAAGCTACTATGGTTGATTGTAACCAGCATGATAAATGCTTCACTGGTTGTCTGTGCAAATATGGCGGCCTTGGCTGTTGCTGATAATGTACGGGCCATTAGGGTAATATCTCCAATGATAGGGCGCAATCATATATCACGCCTTCTGATTCACTATATTGCGGGGCTTCCACAAATCTGGCTTTTTCGGCGGCTCCGGTCCGTGGATGTGTATAATCAAATTCATCCGCGCCACTAAATACTGTTGTGTCAAAAAATGTATCCAGCGTGGCAACTTCCGCCGGGGTAAGCTTCAATACAAACTGCAACATTCTGACGTTGGCCGTGGTCCGGCGGCGTACCTTATCCGGGCCTTTATCCATCTGTGTGCGTATCACATTACGTGGTGGTGTTTCTTTCAGGGTGTTAAGCGCCGGAACTGGTAAAGACGCGGGAAAAGCGGCCATGTTTTTATCTCCTGATCAATGCTCTATCTTGCAATGCCTTCAATGATTGTGCTGTCCTGCTTCCGGGCTTGTTAATGTTGTCTGCAACAGCATGGTCAATCATTAGTGTTAACTCTGTACCGTTCGCCGTATCTCTTGATGATTGCGTAACAGCGGCGGATGTATTGTTATTTATTATCACAGCCACGCCGCCGCCGCCACCACCACCGGATAATTTATTAACATCAAAGGCGGGCACAATAGCTTCTCCTCTATGGACTTGTGCAATCATATCCCTTGGTACAAAGTTTGTTCCACTACCAAATGAAGGTAATGAGAACCCACTAAACAGATTTGACAAAAAGCTTCCGCCTGTATTCAGTGCAAAGTCACTAACTGCATTACCCAGCGGCTCTGTAATTGTCCGGCGGATCAAGATGCGTTCAATATCCTGTGCCAGACCTTTTAGGACATCAGAAAATCTTTTGCCAGAAACAATGGCATCTTCAAAAGCACTGGAAAATGTAAAGCCCAGTTCCTTGGCATTCTTGATGCGCTTTCTTTCTTCCTCTGTTAATTTTTTTGTCTTTTCAGTGGCTTCATCCATCAACTGATTTATTGACATCTGGCCTTTTACTTCAATTTTTGAACGCTCAAAAGCCCGCTTGGTTGCTTCCGCCTGAACCTTAACCAATGCTTCCTGTGCGCTCTTAAAGTCCTTTGCACCCTCTGTTAAATCTTCAATAGCATCCAAATGTTTACCAGCGGCGGCGGCGGCGTTTTTATTTGCTCTCAATAATGCGGCGGATACTCCGGTTAATCTATTGGCTAGGCCCGGTATTTTTTCCAGTATTTGTACCAGATCAAACAGATTTTTGGTTGCATCCAGCGTGCCCAAATCAATAAATGACATCACTTGCAGGAAGATAACTTTTAATCCCAGTATACCAGCGCGCACAACATCAATTGCCTTGGCCGCCGCATCCATACCACGCTTTACGGAATCACCAAATGACTCGGCGGTAAATCCACTATCAAGGAATAATTGTGATATCTCGGTTATTATTGGCGCAACCTGTACAGCAATAATATTGCCAAGCCCCCCTATAGCTTTACGGGCACGGGCAAATATGTCATTGGCTTCTTCGACCTTGGACGCATCTACAGCGTTTAATGATATGCCAAACTTATCATTGAAGGCGCGGGCGGAATCTACATTTTCAATCAGACCATCAAGCATATTAATCACTTGCCGCCCGGACCTTCCAAAGATTTCCAGCGCCGTGGCTGTACGTAATGTGGCATTGTCAACAGTGTTTAATGCCTTGGCTATTTCCTTAAATTGTTCTTCCGGGGATAGTCTCAGCAGATCAACAGCGCTTAGATTTAATGTATCAAATGCCCGTTTATATGTTTCCAGCCCCCGCGCAGCTTCTACAATTGTACGCTGTGATTTTGTAATGATGGTGGCAAACTGATCCTGACTAATACCGGATTCAGATGCGGCCAGTACCAGAGCTTGAAATTCTCTTATATTAACGCCCAGCGCCTTTGATAGCTTGGCCGTTTCATCAATCACCTGTGATTGTTTAATAGTCAGTGCGGTTAATGCTACACCTATGCCAGCCAGCGCGGCGGCGGCGGCCTTTGCTCCCTTCTTAACTGTGTTCTGAAATGCCCGGAAAGACTTGCGTGAACGCTTCATTCCGGTTTCAAATTTGGATGTATTTGCAAACAGATTTGCCGTTAAGCGTGCTACCATTGCCATGTGATTATTCCCTTAGAGAATTATTGTATGCCTTCATTCTCTCAATGATAGCAGCTTCATCAATCCAGTTCACCTGCTTTTTATCACCTGCTTTGAATTGACTTAGAGCCGGGAAGGGTGGTGCGTTCTTTCCGCCCCAGCGTTGTAACACTGCATTATTCCACATCATGTATGCATCTTGATTGTGTTGGAATTCTGCTTTTTCATTATGTGCGGCCACACAAACATTGAATTGCCATGGTGTAAGTGGCCAGAATATTTCAGGGGATAAGCCAATATAGAAGGCGGTTTTTAATGCTTCCTCTATATGGTCTTTTATTTCTTCCGGGGTAGTATCAGTTTCAGAAACCACATCAGAATTTTCCTTAATGGCTTTTTTTCATTGACACCATCCGGGCCAAAATATGCGAGTGTTAACGCATCATCCAGCGCCCGCAACGAATCTGCAAATGGTGGTGATAAGTCAAGAATAGTTTCGGCGGTAAAGTTTTTATCAGGATGGTGCGTTTCAAGACCTATGGCCAGAACACCCGCTATTGCCGGGATGTTACGGCCACTTGTAATCTCTGTCAAAGCATCCTCATCATATTCAGTTTTTAGTTTGGCAAGCGCCCGCCAAGGATAGGCCAGCGTATATTTCTTACCACCAAGATATAATGGAGTTTCACCGCAATATTTATTCATTATTTTACCTTACCCAAATACGCTATTAAGCAAATGTTACGTTGCCTGTAATCCTGATTACAAAGCTTCCGTCAACCTTGGCATCAACACCACCGGAAAGAGGGTTTGATAATACAAAGCCTTCAAATGTTGCTGTAGATGCATCAGAAAATGTAACTTCAAATGCTTTCTGTACCCGTGATGCCTTGGCAGCCCGTGCTTCCACTTGGCCCGCATCAGTTGGCAGATGGTTAACTTCTACTGTGAAGTTACCAAAATCCTGCAATCCCATAAGGAATTCTTTAGCAGTTGATTGTAAATTTGTTGTGTCAATTTCAGCGGCGCTTCCATCAAAACCGGAAAAGCTAACCACTTCCTTAATCTCTGTTAGTGCGCCGGGTGATTCACCGGATGCACCTATTTTAAATAGTAAGCCTTGGGTTTCAATTGCATCTGCCATTTTTTAAATCCTTCATTGTTGGTAAGTTACAAGATAACTTGCAGAAACTCGAAATAAAAGCGGTATATCTGTTTGATCCACTATGTCCACATCATTTTGCAATGAAACGCCGCGAATGTCCACAAAATCTTGCGGGCTATCACTTCCATAACTTATAGATTCACGCAATCCATCCAGCGTATCTTCAATATCAGCGGCCAGCGCCTTGGCCGTTAAATATGTCGTATGGTAGGAATCAATCTGCAATGTGTCCTGTGTCAGTCCTGATGGTCCGTTAATATCACGCACGCGGTCTGAATTGGTACGTTGAATAATTACAAACGGCCCATCTTCACTTTCCGGGGCGCGCATAAAAAATACCTTGTCTGTTAATGCAACATCCAGCGCAGCAAGGGCCACTGAAAGTTTTTCCTGTATTGCTGGTTCGCAAAACTTAACCATTATCTACCACCTTTTGCCAGCTTCTTGGCTTCATCTTCAATTCCTTTACCTAGCTCTACGCCCAGCGTGGACAATATAAGATCCTGAACGCCTCTGAAAGCAGGTAAGAACCATGGCCGTGCTGGTTGATTTCTGCTTCCCATTTCAGCTATGAAACCCCAAAAAGCATTGCCTGTTGTGATCATTGCGCCCTTCTGGCCACGCTTTGTTCGTCTGATCTTTACAACCCGTAAGTTCTGTTTAAGGGTTTTAAATTCTTTAGATGCTGGTGAACGTTCCCCCTTATGCCGTGGGGCGGCAACCTTGATTACTTTTAATGCAGTACGTAGGGATTTTGTCACAGCTTTTTGCAATACCCGCTTGGCAACATTTTCCGGCAACTTGTCAAGCATCCGGTCAAATTCCTTGAACCCTTCACCTTTTACACTGAATAATTCTCCGGCCATTACAACGCCCCCACAAGTTCAGCGGTCATCCATAATTCACCTTTGCGGCGTTGTGACCTGTCAAGCTCGGTAATATTATAAAATTCATCTTCCCAC